TTTGATATTAGCGCAGGATACGTAGCATATGTGGATAGTTCAACAAATATAAGTTATGGTACCCCTTATAATGAAACCTCAGTAACCATAACTGCTAGTAATGCTATAAGACAGTGGATTTTTGTTATCAATGGTACACAAGGTAGTCTATATTTAAATGGTTCACAAGTTGGAACAACTGGTACTATTATGAATCAAACAATCTTTGCAACAAATGAGTTTTATTTTGGGGCAAGGCATTTTAATAATGGTACAGGTTTAACGGATACAATGAACAACTCAGATTCTGCACTATATCCAGTTTTTTATCAGATGCGGGTGTATAACAAAGCATTATCTGGTGCGGAAATAACTCAGAATTACAATGCAGTCAAAGCAACTTACGGACTATAAATGTTAATCAGCGTAGGAAATTTAGCATGACAATAATTGGCCCTGGTATAGAAATTGGACCCGGTATCACTATTTTTGGATCATCATTGGTTTTAGATTTAGATGCTGCCAACTATACAGCAGTTCCCGACAACGGTAGCGCAATTGCTGGATCAGAATACACTGTAACTGTGCAAAATCCCACTCCAAGAATCAGTTGGAACAGTGACAACGATGGCGTGTTTAGAGTAACCACAGCATCTACCAATAACTTTATGACATTTGGTCCAGATTACAGCAGTGGCACACAAGCGTTTACTGTGGGCATGGCCTACAAGTGGAACGGAGCCACCCCTGGTAGATTGCTCAATGCCAACACCGCAAGTCCTGATTTCCTCATGGGATTGTGGGGGTCATCAGGATGCAAAATGAATATTGCCTTTGCCGAAGGGTTTACTGGTTCAACCAGCACAGTGGCCGACACTGCCTGGCACTTTATATGGTTCTCTTCGACTGGTGTAGCAGGTGCTACCAAAGCAAAAAGTTACGTGGCCACCAACACAGCGCCAACAGGAACATTTGGCACCAGTTCAGCCAACAACGGATTCAACGGATTGAGATTGTGGGGCAGATTTGTAAACCAAACTACCAGCAGTGAACAAGTTGATGCAGACATTGGATTTGTCAAAATTTGGAATAAAGAATTGAGTCTGGAAGAAATACAGGCCGAACACGCTGCCTATAAAACAAGATTTGGGTACTAAAAATCAGACTTGGTTGGGTTAATTTTTACCGTTCTGACTAAATAAGTGTAGGGCAAACACGCCCACTTTAATAGGAGATTTAACATGGCAATTTTATTCCGTCCAAATGGTGATGCAGATCCAGTATTTGCACTTGATATCGCAAATGGTGCACAATCAGGTAACCTCGCTACTGTTGGCGCAAACGCATTGGTTCAAATGCAAGGTCCTAAGTTGGACTACTTTGCAGTGGTAGTAGAAAACGGTTCAAATCAAGCAATTGATTTGCGCAACGAATTGGGTAACGTAACTGATCCTGGTGTGGTTCAAACCATCAACCAAACTGTTCAGACCAACGCTACCATCGCTTTCTATCAAGTACAGAATTCTACATCTGGTCAAATCAGTTATGGTCTGTACCCAACTGGTGCTTGGACTACCGCAACTCTTGACACAGCAATTACAGGTCTGGGCAATGTTCAGATCACTAACAGCTCGGGTCAAGTGCGTGGTGTCAACGTGTCAGGTTCGCAGACAACTAACGTTGGTTTCAAACTAGCACTTTCGTAATAAATCTGGTTGCAGCACTGAGCCCGGCTTTTATTGCCGGGCTTTTTCTTTGCTGTAAATACCAGCATGAAAATCATTCCTTCATGGTCTGTTCCCATTTACCAATTTGAATGGGACAACTTTGCCGATCATCAACAAAATCTCATTGATATATGTTATAACTTACAGAGCAACAACTCTGTCAGCAATGTAGCCTCAAACGTCAAAAAAGGTCTTTATGAGAGCAATTTTGATTTCTTTACCTCCAGTGATGCATCAGTGCAAGCCCTGTTAGAGTGGTGTCGTGCTGCAGTGTTTGAATCCGCTACCAATGCCAATCAACAGCATTGGCCACAGGGTGCCAGGATAGGGATCAATGTACACGAGTCTTGGTGCCATATCACTCAATCAGGTGGGTATCACGACACGCACATGCATCCCAATTCCAGTTGGAGTGGAATCTTTTATATCAGAGCTGGCGAAAGCGATGTCACAACAAAAAATGGCTGCAATCGTTTTTACAGTCCATTAATTCCTGGCTACACAGACATAGGAACACGTTGGTGCAGTCAGAGTTCTAGTTTTGATATGCAGCCCACAGATGGCGGATTAATTGTATTCCCCAGTTGGATTTTGCATTCAGCCATGCCCTACACCGGTGACACAGAAAGAGTAGTTGTTGCATTTAACTGTCAATTTATAGATGGAAACTAAACTAATATATGAAAGCCCTGACGGGGGCAAAACTGTGTATGCCAGGGAGATGGGTTCAACACATCGTTGGCCTGTGCCAGGCGACATGGATGGCGAAACACAGCAGATGTTGGATCGCATTGCTGACGATCGCGTATGGAGTGACATCCGTAAAGCAGCTCAAACAAATGTGGCGTTGGCTGATTTACTTGAACAAGTAAAAATGACTTATCAATTAACCAAGAATGAAAATTCAAGTAAAGACTAGTTTTGATTGCACTGCCACAGGAACTACCGGGCATTACAAAAGCAATCGTGTGCCCTACAAAGACGACAATCAATCTGCAATCGTTGATCAAGAATCTTGGACTAGATCTCGCAATCAACAGCGCAACTACGAAACACTGGTGCAACTGTTGAGCCTTCGCACACAATTAATTGAAATCTCACTGCCAGTACAACAACACAACGTCTGGAGTTTTACCATTGTTTCTGATCGTGACGACGTATTTTCAGACAATCTAGCAGCATTGTACCTGGACTGTGACTCAGTGCCCATGATTGTGGGCTTAGATGAAGAACCCGGCACTGTGTCTCTGCTGCGTACTCAAGCTCCGGACGCTAATATTTGGTTCCAAGAAATTGAATAAATAAATGATCTTGGAGTTTAAAATGGTTGACACCACTGACATCGAAAAAAAGAGCCTAGAAGCACACGTAGAACTCTGCGCCGAACGTTACAGGTTTCTTGAAGAAAAATTAGAAACTCTGGACTCTACTCTTGGCTCAGTCAAAGCTGATGTGATGTCAGTCAAGGACATGATGCAAAAAATTGTGAATCAGCGCAACACTCAACTGATTAATTGGGGTATTGGAATTATTGCTGTGCTGGGTAGTATTGTTGGGTATCTTGTTGTCAACTTTGTTTTAAAATGAAACCTGATCAACGTTTATTTCATTTAGCACAACAAGAACTAGAACAGCTAGAACCAAACCTTATACTCAAAGTTGGTGATACATACACAGCGTTTGGAAAGTATCAAATTACCAACAGCGACAGTGTGGTCAATGTAGTGTACCAAGACCGTAGCGTGGGCACATTTTGCAACACCAAGTACGCCATTAGTTACTGTATCGCAGACAATCATAATCTGTTGAATTTGGCTCGTAGAATCAAAGAATTAGACAGTCGTTTGCAACAGACTGAAAATGGTATCAATTGCAGGACAGCAGTAAAAGATCGTACCAAAAGCGCGGAAATACGTGATCTGGCTATGGTTAAATTACAGCACCGACAAGCACGACAAAAATGGATTAAAGCTGAATTGGAAAAATGTATAAAATCGGCTAAATATTTGCATCTTAAAGGATTCTCAAATGAAACTGAACGAACTGGCCGCACAGCGTCCTTCAAAACAAATCGCTAAAGTATTCGAAAGTTACTTTGGTAACAAGATTAAATTTGATAAACTCACACGTGGTCAAACTCGTCAAATGTTGACTCGCGTATCGGGTCTTGTTAACGAGCATCGCTCAACCCCGGCATTTCATGTCAGCGAGCGCAACCAAGCCTATTTGAGCTTGGTGATCATGGAGCAAGGACTCACACAGCGCCTGCAAGATCTTGAAGCTGCACGTCGCAGCCAGCAACTGCACGAAAGTGAAGTACAACAAGCACAAGTGGTGTTGGCTGCACAAGACATGGTTGACTCAGTGCAAGGCATGCTGGAAGATGTCAGCGAAATGCAGTTTAAAGAACTGCCTGCTCTGGTTGACTCAATCCGCAATCAAGTAGGAACCGCACAAGCCGATCAATTCAACACTGATGCCAATGCAGCACTGCAGACAATGATTCAAAGCCTACAAGGCGCCAAGATGCAACTTGAGCAAGCTCTTTCAGTTGTCACAGGTCAAGCCCAAGGCGGCGGCATCCCCGACATGCCCGGCGTAGATGGCGAATTGCCACCTCCTGGTGCTGGTGATGAACTAGGCGGTGACATAGGCGGTGCATTGCCTCCACCAGAAGGTGAAGTAGACGTTGACATTGATGCTGACATTGAAGAGCCAGCACCAGGTGCAGGACTTGGCAGAAAGCGTAGATAATGCGCATCAATGAAGTTGCAGGTATGCAAAATGGAAAACTGGCTGCACTAAGCCAGTTTCTCCTTAATCGTGCCCAAGACGAAAACGTCAACAAGAGTTTTTCCATTGCAGGATTTTTAAAATTAGCTCAGCAAATGGGTGTCCCACTCACTGTTGATCAACTCAAAACATTGTCACAACAACCACCACTCAGCAACATCATTGCCAGCGTCAACGGTGATGATCGCAATGGCACGGTTGTATTCCGTGGCGCCGAAGATGAAACTGCTGGCCAAGAACCAATGAATCCTGATCAAGCTCAGAGCGTGGTTGATAAAATGGCCAAACGTGCTGCTTCAAAATAAATTATGGCTTACTCTGATCAAGTTGTAGATCATTACGAAAACCCACGCAACGTTGGAAAGATGGACAAGAATGATTCCACTGTGGGCACTGGCATGGTTGGAGCTCCAGCTTGTGGTGATGTCATGCAACTTCAGATAAAAGTGGAAAATGATGTTATCACAGACGCAAAGTTTAAAACGTATGGGTGCGGCTCGGCGATCGCATCAAGTTCGCTGGTCACGGAGTGGATCAAGGGTAAAACGTTGGAGCAAGCTGGATCTATTACGAACTCTAATATTGCCGAGGAGCTGGCATTACCGCCGGTTAAAATCCATTGTAGTATCCTTGCGGAAGACGCTATTAAGGCCGCTATAGAGGATTATCGCCAGAAGCACGAAGCTGGGCCAATCCTAGACGTTCCAACAGTTTAATCCACCACCAGCCTATATCAAACTCCGCAGGCTTTAACGAAAACTTGGGACTAGCAGGGTCCAGATGATGATTATTATGCAGCTCTTCACCGCCAATAATAATACCCCAAGGAGTAATATTTCTAGATTGATCTCGTGTTGTTCCATTTTTATATCCCCACCAATGTGCTAGGCCATTGACAACACCTGCGGCCCAAAATGGAATCCAGAGCATTTGCACTGCCCAGATTGCCACGCCCCACGCCCCAAACAACAAAACATCAATCGCTAACATCAAAGCAATACCAGCCGTGGAATAACGACTATATACACGTTCTTCTACCCAGTCAGTGGGCGTGCCAGCACCGTAGGTGTCAACCATCATGGGATCCTTGGCAGCCTGTTTGTACAACAACGCACCCTGCGTAAAAACTCGGAAGATACCAAATATGTGTGGACTGTGCGGATCACCTTCAACATCGCTGTAACGATGATGTTTGCGATGTACTGCTACCCATTCTCGTGTGACCATGCCTGTGGTCAACCACAACCAGAAGCGCATGAAGTGCGCTACACGTGGGTCAAACTCTACTCCACGGTGCGCCTGTGATCTATGCAAATAAAGAGTCACACATAAAATGGTGATGTGTGTGCATACAAGTGTGTATATAATTTCAATCATGATGTCCGTCGTCCTCGTCTAGGATTCTAACAGATTGAAGAGATTTTTTAGTGATCTGTCGGATTAATTGAGCTTGCTTGATGCGAGCTCGGACAATCATTACTGTTTCAGGATCCATTAGCACTTCGTAGTGATTTGCTGCTACGTCAATGTAATCAAATCCCAGATGTTTGCGTTGAGATTCAACTGTGACAACTCCATCATTGGGTGTGGCTATCCAAGGTGAGTTGCCGCGTGTGGTTACTATGTTGCACCAAGGTACTGATAGCTCAATTTCTGCAGCATGTACGATGGGTGGCGATGTGGGGCCAATTTCTTTTAATAATCTATTAAATGGTACAAAGTATTTTAGGAACGGGGCAACTTCTGATCCGCCATATGGCGTGGAAATGGTGGCACCACCCAGAACACGATTTAAGAATATTTTGGCTAGGCTCAATGCATAAATTCCGCCCAGGCTGTGCCCAATAAAAAATAGGGATTGTTTTGGATGTTCGGCAATAGTTTTGCTCATCCGATCAAGATTGTTTTGGAATCCGTCTTCGCTGTCGTATTCCAATAATAGATCTTGGCCTTTTACGCTGCTTCGGATATAATTGAAACTCTGCGCCGTTGCAGTGGCACCATGAATATAGATTGTTAGCGTTGAATTAAATGTTTATTTACCCAAGGCAAAATATACTGTTGTGTTAGTTGATCGTGTCCTTGCCAACTGGGATGAAT